AATGCGCAGTATCTTATTCACCTTCGCGACAATCGGGTCGGTCAACTGTTCCCAATTATCCGTATTAACGCCATTCTCGCCGTTACAATTGTCTGTTGCGAGTTTATGCGCCTTAGTTTCCAATCGGCGCAGAGCCTTACACAGTTTGACCGGCTCTATTCCTGTATCAAAGATCGCGTTCAGCATCTCACCATGCTTCTCGATATTGGCATACATCATTGCTTTTTTACCCTGTCTTGATTGTTCCATGTTCGCGCCCTCCCTGTTATGCTCTGATTACTCAAAGAACTCAATAAAGCGCCCATTCTCCAACCGCACCACGTACGCGCCGTTGTCAAAGTGCTCAAGCGAACACCTCTTTCCATTAGTAAACGCCCTAATTGTTTTGCCTTGCAGATTGAAGGACTCAACATCTGAAGCGCTGTCAATCTCGCGCATCCTGATATCCTCGGTGAAGAACGGAACCATCGTTGACGTTCTGCCCATTTTAGCGCCCCCCTGTTATTTGCCCCTGTTATAGTCTATCTGTTTCAATAACCTGCCCTAACAGCGCTTTCATCATAAACTTCGGTATCTTGATCTATCCAATTCGGGAAAGCGACTTGATCCTGATCGCACCATCTATATTGCAACTCGTCGAATTCACAAGTCCGGGAGATGCCCCTTGAGATATACCCGTCACAGTCGCGCCCCTCATCCGAGTAATTCAGAGTTAAGACACCATTATTAAAACGATAACTAAATGTCTCAGCGCTGTATCCCTCTTCGGTTCTTTGATAGTGGTAAAGCGTCACAACTTCCCCTGGCTTTAAGGTTAATTTAATCAAACCGCCTTTATAGACAACCCAAAATCTGGCGTTATCGTTTAATTTTGGTATGTGCATTGTCTGTCCCTCCTGTTATTGTTTGCTTACCCTATACGGGCCGGCCTTGCGCCCGTTTCGGCCATTAGGCCTCGTCAGTAGGGCTATTTAACTTCCATTCCCAAGCAAACGCCCTCTATTGCTTCGCTTTTAAAGTATACGGCATTATCCTGTTTCGCCTTATAAACGTCTAAGCCTGCCTTAATCGCCGTAAATAGGAACTCATGCGCGACACAAACCCCAAGCGCTTTAAACACGCGCACGGCTGCAAATGACGGGTCAAGACTATCATCCAAGCTTACCGGCTGGGCGTTTGTGGTATCCGGGACCATCGATGTAATAATAGATCGATAATCCGGAAATTGATTATCCGTTGGAGCTAATATTACATCATACATATACTTGCCCCGCTTTAATACGCTCATAATCTCATAAGCGTCGGGGGCAATGTCGGACTCTATCTTGATAATAAAGAGCCGGCGTCCGTCGGTAATCACCAACTTTCGGCCTTCTTCGATTTTAACTATATTAAGGTTGGAGCGCCTCTGTTTTAATACCGACTTGCTAACCGACTGAATCAACACGCCAGCCGCAGCCGATACCGTCACCTTTTCCATTGTCGCTGTGCTCATTGTCTATCCCTCCTGTTTTGTTTAATTGCTTACCCTACCTACAATATACTCTCTCTCACTCTCCCTGTCAACTATAAATCGCACAGAGAGACAAAATAATTGACCACTACTAATAGTGCCCGCCTCTTGACATTCACCCATTAACGGTATAATATGAATAATCATCATATTCTCTATGACATGATAACAACCCGCAAAAAGAAGTTCATCGAGCAACTCACTCAAGGCAAATCCGCAACAGAGGCGGCTAAGATCGCCGGCTATTCTGCTAAGGCAGCGCCTCAGATCGGTTCACGCTTGCTAAAAGATGCTGACGTGCGCGCTGCCATGGATTCTTTCAATGCCGAGCAACGTGCAAAAATTTCGCGTGACAATTTCATCTCGCGCGCTTGGTCTGATTACGAGTCCTCACAAAATCCATCTTCCAGAGCGAGATTCCTTGAAATTTCGGGCAAAGCGCTTGGTTATTTAGGAGGCGCTGATGTTGGCAATGTGACGAATAACACACAGATTAATTTGAGGATTGAGAAGGTGCAGATTGCGCAATTAAGCGACGCAGACAAACTAAAACGCATCCGCGCCCTTCTCGAATCATCCACATGATTGGCCACACCCCGTTAATAGAATATTTAGACAATCTAACCAATTTCATCCAAACTGTTAGGTATTCAACTTACGCCGATCGGCCAATATATGCCCATCATTAATGATACCAATGACTTATGGACAATAGGAAGCTGGCTCAATACAGCACATAGTTTATATTATCGGACATTGAGAGCGTGAATGTTGGCTTTGAGTGTAAGGATTGCGGAGGCCCACACCCACCCCCGAAAGTGGGGAGTACCTTTTTATATATATGGTCCCCTCCCAACTTTTACAAATTTTTAGACTGTTAGGACGACACAAAAGGTAGATATGACCAGCGGAGATGACATTGTTGAAGCGGAAGTAGTAGGCGAAGTGACTCCGAGTGCTGAGTGGATGCCCGCCGAGGGCCAGCTCTACCCTACTGCGCTTTCTGAGAACTTGGTTTATCGCTATACCTTGCTTGAGAAGGCCGCCAATCCAGGGCCAAGGGGCCTCGTGGCGCGGGAGCATATGCTTGAGTTATGCGCCGCCGACGCCCTCTTCTGGATCAACTCGTTCGTCTACACCTACAATCCGCGAAAAACACCGTCCGTTGTGCCGTTTATCACCTATCCCTACGAGGACAAGCTGATTTTGGAGCTTGTTGCGAGGATACGGGACCAAAAGGACTATTTGATTGATAAGTCAAGAGACATGGGCGTGACGTGGTGCGTAATTGCGGTGCTTACGTGGTTTTGGCAGTTCGGCGGGGAAGGCTTCGACTTTCTTGTTGGTTCTCGCAAGGAGCAGTACATCGACGTGGTTGGCAATATGGACACGCTGATCGAGAAGATGCGGTTTATCCTGCGCAATCAGCCCAAGTGGATGTTGCCCGAGGGCTTTGATTGGAAGGCCCATAGTAATTACATGAAGATTATTAACCCGGTGAGTAAGGCGACGGTGACGGGCGAGGCCACGAATAATAATTTTAGTCGAGGTGGACGACGCCGGGCGATATTCTTTGACGAGTTTGCGTTCTGGGAGGTTGATGAGGCAGCTTGGAGGGCTAGTGCGGATTCTACAAACTGTCGGATTGTTGTGTCTACGCCCAATGGCTTGTCCAATCAGTTTGCCAAGCTACGGTTCTCCAATTCCATTGACTACACTTCCCTGCACTGGAAGCTGCATCCAGAGAAAGATCAGGCGTGGTATGAGAATGAGTGCCGGCGCCGGAATAACGACAGCGTGGAGATTGCAAGAGAACTTGACATTAACTACGAGGGCTCCGAGTCGGGGATATTGTTTCGTTGGGAAGAGCTAAGGTCGGGAGTTAGTAACCAACCGTTAATGACGATGGACCGAGTGGTTGTGGCAATCGACCCTGCGGGCGAAGGTGATGATGAGGCCGTCATCTATGTGGGCAATAACGGGAATATTGTGGAGAGGAAGTTTTTCAAGAAGTCGAGCGCGGAGGTGCTGGCAGCAGAGTGTGTGATGCTGATTAGAAAGTACAAGGCGCAGGTGATGATCGGAGATGCGATTGGCAATGATGTGCTGGCGGTGGTGTCGACGCTCCTTGGGGATTCGAGGAATCGAGTGAAGATTGTTGCGGTTAAGAACTCTGAGAAGGCCAGCGACCCCGTGAAGTTCTACAATCGACGAGCAGAGGTTTACTACACCGCTTCTCAGCAGATTAAGGGCGGGCTTGTACAGGTGGATGACGACCATACGCTGATGACACAGCTTAACGCCACGCATTACACGACGAAGGACGGGCGTTTGATCCTAGAGCCCAAGGAGAAGATCAGAGAGGCTGTTGGTGGGTCGCCCGATCGGGCCGATGCGTGGGTACTGATGGCTTGGGGCCTTCAGTTTACCCATTCAAGGAGGGAGATAGAAGCGCAGGAGCGCATGAGGGTTAGGAGAAATTACGATGATGTGGAGTCGGGGCAGGAGTATGGCGACTGGAGAGACATCCTTGAGTAGCATGTTATTATAAGATTATGGACACTATTCAGTCAAAACCTTCAAGTATATCACAGGAAGTCAAAGAGTTTGTAGATAAATTATCGGCCAAGGTCCGGTCGGACGATCAGGCCCGGCAGGTGTGGAAGGATAAACAGGTCGTAGCCCATAATGCGCGAATGGGCCTGCGGAGACGGACGAATCGACCCTACCAAGGCGCATCAGAAGTTCCTATTCCTATTACAGACAAGTTTATCAAGAAGCTGAAGGCGCTGTATGTGAGTGTCGCCACGCAGAATAAGAAGCAGATTAGTGTGCGAATTGAGGAAGGGTTTCCTGTTACGCCCGAGACAAGGGATTCGGCTAATAGGATTGAGCGGGCGCTGAATAATCTGATTAAGAAGAGAGATTTTCAGTGGACGAAGAAGATTACGCTGTTTGTGGATTATTTTCTCGAGAATGGCCACGCGGTGTTCAAGGTGATCGAGAAGTTTTTCTTCAAGTCGTCGAACAGGACGATCAAGATGGAGAATTTTTCGGCTGAGGACAGGAAGTTGTTGAAGTCGCTGAAGAATGAGCAGTTGAAGGTGTTGATCGCCAATCGTGAGGACATGGACCCCGAGGATAAGGATGACGCGAAACAGATTGATGCGATCATCAAGCAGATTCGGGCGGGTAAGGATGAGGTCAAGTTTACCAAGAAGATTGCGTATTCCGAGCCGACGGTGATACCGGAGCGAGGCTTAAGGATTATTGTTCCGTCATCTACGACCGATGCTCAGAGGGCTGTGCGGATCACCCACGACATGTGGATGAACTATCAGGAATTGAAGGACATGGCGGATCGTAAGATTTATGACAAAGAAGCGGTGGATGGACTCAATCCCGATGGGGTGAGTCAGGACGATTCGCTGAATAATGTGTCATGGGCCATGAGCGAGGGCGTGGCGAATGATTCGGACCATACGGGCCTGTTTAATGTGAGAGAGTGCCAGACTTGGTACAACGGCAAGAAGTGGGTGTTTACATGGATTGAGAGAGGCCACGAAGGGTCGAATGATTATCGGTCGCAGAAGAAGGGGGCGATCATTCTTCAGGCTATGGAGCTTCCCTATGACCATGGCATGTGGACTTATGTGAAGCACGATTTTGAGCTGAAGAATACGAGATGGTATTCGTCAAGGGGCATTCCCGAGCAGATTCGAGGGCTTCACCAGACCATTGAGAAGATGTATAACGCACGGTTGATTCGGGATGAGTATAACAACGCGCCGATGTGGAGGGTGAGTAAGCAACTTGGCATGGGCGGAGATGAGGTGAGGTTTAGGCCAGGGCAGATTGTGGAGGCCGAGGCCGGAGAGGTTGAGCAGATTAATAAGGGCGTGACGGTCGATGTGAGCTCCGAGAGACTGGAACAGCAGGCCAAGGCGTATGCTGAGGAGTATTTGTCGATTGCGGATTTTACAAACAGGTCGGCGGTCAATGCCGGCGGTGTGAGAACGGCTACCGAGATTCAGGCGGTGCAACAGAATACTGGCAGGCAGCTTGGAATTGATATGAGCTTGTTCTTAGAGACGCTTTCTGAGGTTGCTCAGCACATGTATCTGATATTGAAGCAGTCGGTCGATGTGCCGAAGACGGTTGGTGGGATTAAGCTGACGCCCGAGGACTTCTTGGTCAAGGTCGAGGTGTCATGGGTCGGTTCGCTTGAGTCGACCGATCAGGAGCTTCAGGCCGCCAAGTCGCTTCAGCGGATTGGGATACTTCAGCAGGTCGGTATGCCGGTGGGTGTGGTAACGCCGACGAACATCTACTTTGCGCTGAGAGATTATCTGTCTAAGGATTCTGATGTCGAGAATCCAGACAACTTTGTGTCTTCGCCCGAGGACGTGCTAGTGAGCGAGGTTGAGGAACAGCAGAGCGAGATTGTGCGCATGATGAACGGTTTCCAGACGCAGGTGCATCCTGATGATAATGATGCGACGCATCTGGCTGTGATTGAAGAGTTTGTTAGTTCACCGCAAGGGGCAGCGAGAATGCAGGCCGATCCTGCATTCGCCCAGTTAATCGAAGCCCACGCCAACCTACACATACAATCGGAGGCCATGAAAAATGGCACGAAAGTCAAAGCCCAAGGTCAAGCCAAATCCCAAAGCCGAAGCGCCGCTTAAAGAAAAGACGGATCAGCTTATCAGGCACAATGGGAAACTCGTCAAAGCGCTATTCGATTCTGAAGTTTGGAACGAGATTGTCCTACCCCTCATCGAGGAGACGACCGCATCCGTGTGTGGGCGGATGTCCAACGGCTACTACTATCACGGAGCCTCAACACGAAGCTGGAACGAATCGAAGTTGGCCTTTTATTCCGGGTATCAGAAGTGCGCTATGGACATTAATAACAGGCTGGTGGACTTTGTTCGGGCAATGGAGAGGCTGGACAAGAAGAAAAAGGCGGAGGCCGAGCAAGCGAAGGCGCCGATAGTTAATCCTATGTTGGAGGAGTTGGACGATCAGTGGGGAAGTTGATAAATAATCATATTTTGGAGTGGGTGTTAGAATAATAGTAGGGGCATGTTATGGCAAAAAAGTTGAAGAATCCTCAAGCGGTCGTTGATAAGAAGGAAAAAGTGGCGGAGAGAGTGCCGGTGGTTAAGCACTTGATTGATGAGGCGCTTAAAGAGGGTTGTCACGGCATCGAGATGTATCACCCCGGAGAAGGCAATGTCAAAGATTAAGGATTATGAGTGGGTCAGGGAGAGGCTGAAGCGTGAGGAGCGAAGGCCCAATGCGTATACGAAGAATCGCAAGCAGTTTCTTCTTGAACAGGCCCATAAGTCGGAGGGCGCTGGGGCGGTTAGGGAGCTTTGCAAGGAGTTCAAGATTTGATTCCACGCCGGTTGGTTGAAGAGATTGAGAGTTGGCAGGCGAACAGAAAGTTCGGGTCGCTTCAACTCAACTTTCAGGATGGGAAGATCGTGAATGTGAATCGGGTGGAGTCGATAAAAGTTTCTACGCTTGGAAGCGTTGGAGAAGTCACGGCGCAAGCCATTACAAGTACGAACGTCTAGTTTCTGGGTGTCATAAACCCTGGAAGGAGTCGCTATGTCGGATACGGTCGCAGTCGAGACGCCGAAGTCAAGTGAGCCGGAAGTCAAGGTTCCCGAGGATTTAAAGTCTCCTGGTGAAGCCCCGAAGGTAGAAGTACCGAGTGCGCGTTCTTTGATAGAGGATCAGGTTTTGGACGCTGTGGAGCCGCCTGTTGAAACTCCTCAAGTCTCCCCCACTCCGCCGGATGAGGTTAAGCCTGCGGAAGAGCCGAAAGTCGAGGCCCCCCTCGAATCCAAGCTCAAGGAGAAGATTCAAAAGAGGATTAACAAGGAGGTCGCCAAGAGAAAAACCTTGGAGGAACAGTTGGCCGAAAAAGAGGCTGAGATAGCTCAGCTTCGTTCGCAAACTGCCCCGGCCCAAAAAGTTGATGGGAATGCTGAGCCTACTGATGCTCAAATTCGTGAGGCCCTTATCAAGGCGCAGAGGGATGGTGATGTGGAGTTTGCCACAGACATCATGCTTTATGCGGCCGAGAGAAAAGCCAAGCGTGAGCGTGAGTTGGCTATGAAGGAGGTTGAGGAGACCAACCGCCGTCAGGTCGACGAGTCAAAACGCCAGCAGGTCGAGTGGACCATGTTGGTTAATGACTATGTTGAGCATGACGAGGAAGGTAAGCCCGATCTTAAGCATGAACTGTCGCTTACTAACCAGAATGGCGCGCTGTATAAAGCGGCCATGACTCTCTATCAGGACAAGGAATTGCGGGAATCGCACTACAACGATCCTAATAAGATTCTTGGATTTCGTAGAGCGGTGTCCGACGCCTACCGAGAACTTGTACGAGAGGGACGCTATTTGACATCGAAGAAAGAGGCGCCGATCAGCTCTGAGGACCTAAAGTCCAGTACGCAGCGTCGCAAGACCATGCAACTTGCTGAGCCTGGATCGGAGACTTCTGATGTTGATGTTACGCCAAAAGGCCCTGTATCTGACACGGACAACGTGGCTCAAGAGATTTTGAACCGACGCAAGTTCCAAGCGGAACGCTCTAGGTTCTAACAAATAGGAGTTAATCATGTCACAACAGCTATGGGCGACTACCTCTCTTGGTGGTTGGCTCAGCAATAACGAGCTGTCGAGACAGATTCGTCATCGTTCGCAGACGCTTCAGAAGTTCCGGCAGTTTGTTACGCCTGAACCTGCGGCGGGTGCGGGACGCGGAGACAAGGTGTTCTTTAACAAGATCAGCAACATCTCCACGTCGGGTGGCACTCTGGTTGAGACGGACACGATCCCCAAGCGCAATTTTACGATTACGCAGGGGACGTTGCAGGTTAACGAGTATGGCAACTCTGTGTCGTTTACTCAGAAGGCGAAGACTTTGGCCGAGGTTTCTCTGCCGGAGATTGTTCGCACGGTTCTGATGAACGATATGAAGGTGGTGCTGGATTCGGCGGCTGCGACGCAGTTTAAGACCAACGATTATATCGCCACGATCACGAACACGGCGACTACCACGTTTGGTTCGGCAGGTGCAGCGCTTGCTACCGCAGGGGCGAACATGTCGGATAAGAACGTGCGGGACATCGTTGATCGCATGAAGAAGTTGAACATTCCGGCGTATGACGGCGACAACTATATCTGTATCGGTTCGGTCAATTCCATCCGGGGTCTCTACGACTTCTTGGAAGCCAAAGCCGCGCAGACGACCATGGCGCCGCTGTACACAGGTGAAATCGGACAGTATTACAAGACGCGCTTTGTTGAGGAGACCAATTTCCTCGTCGATACCGACGGGTCGAATGGTCTCTACGGCGAAGCTGTCTTCTTCGGGGCCGACGCGGTGCGCGAAGGTATCGCCATCCCTGAAGAAATCCGTATCAAGATTCCGGCTGACTTTGGCCGTGATCAGGGTGCGGCTTGGTACGCCCTCTTAGGGTTCCAGCAGGTCTGGGACTTCAGTGCTGATGGCGAAACTAGAATCATTGTTGTTGACTCTCTCTAAGAAAGGAGGATAGCGCTATGGCAGTTTCAAAAGGCGGTCGTACCTATTCCGACCCTTCTTATGGTGGGGTCAGAACATTACAGCTTGGTCCTTATACGGCGGGAACCCGCGCTACGGCGATTGTGGATACGTTCACAGCCATGAGTCCTATTACGATTCTTGACTGGGAAATCTCCAATTCGACGCTTGGTACGGGTGGCTCGTCTCAGTGGGCGCTTTGCGCGACTGGCGCGGCTGGCACTGCGGCTCTCGGCACGATTATCTTTGTCGGGACTCACGCGGCTGGTGCGGTAGTGGCTGGAACAGCGACGGAGACCAACCTGGACGCGGGTGAGAATCTTCACCTGTATTCCGTGTTGTCTACGGCGGCTGGCCTCACTTTGACGGCCTACGTCAAATATCGGGAGCGTTTCTCAGTTTCCGATAACTAAGCAGTAAGGTGTTTGGGTGGGGGGTCTGACCGGCCCCTCACCCACTCACTAACCTTAAAGAAAGGTGTGATGGGATACAAGACGATTAACCGTTGCCGTGTCTGTGAGTCGGGAAATCTGACAAAGTATTTCGATTATGGTTCGGTTCCCCTGCCAAATAAGTTGCCCCTCTCCCCTGTTAGTGCCGTAAAGCTGTATCCACTTAGTGTTTCGTTCTGCCAGTCTTGTTCGCATTCACAGACATCGACCGTTGTGGACCCAGACGAGATGTTTGGGGATTACACCTATCACTCGTCTGTATCGAATACGTTTAAAGAACATTGTAAGAGTTTGGCTGTCAACTTGAAGGAGAATTATTACCCGAAGATGGGGTCGAACCGACCGCCGTGTGTGCTTGATATCGCGTCGAACGATGGGTGCTTGCTTGAGCAGTTTAGAGAGGTCGGGTTCTGCGTGACTGGCGTGGAGCCTGCGGAGAATCTGGTTGAGGATTCGCTGGGCAAGTTTATCCCGACGATCAATGGGTTTTGGTCGCAGAGCTTGGCGAACAAGTTTACTGGGGAGTTTCACTTTGTCACGGCAACTAACGTGCTGGCCCACGTGGACAAGGTGAGAGATTTTATCTGCGCGGTTGGCAAGGTGCTCCATCCAAAAGGTGTGTTTGTGGTTGAGGTGCCTTATGTGGCGAATCTGCTGAAAGAGTCACAGTTTGACACGATTTACCATGAGCATTTGTCCTACTTTTCGGTTAAGTCGCTGACGATTGCGCTCAGGTCATGCGGAATCAGGCCGTTTCATGCGGAGATTGTGCCGATTCATGGAGGGTCGATCCGTATGTATTCGTCTTTGTACTCTTACGACATTACCAAGGAGTTGGGCGAGTTGGAGGAAAAGGAGCATTACGAGAATCTCCACATGGCTGAGAGTTATATGGGCCTTGGGGAGAGGGCTAGAAAGATCAGGGATGATTTGATTGGGTTGCTGGAGAGGTTGCGTGAGGAGCGAAAGGTGGTGATCGGATTCGGGGCACCCGCCAAGGGGGTCATGCTGATGAACTACTGCGGGCTGACGACTGACCTTGTTGATTACATTGTGGATGATACGGAAGACAAGCAGTGGCGGTTTATTCCTGGGTGTGGGATACCAATTTACCCGAGGGATAAGATCGGTGAGCGAATACCCGACTACATCATCCTGTTTCCTTGGAACTTTGCGACTGAGCTGATTGATAAGACGAAGTATATCGGGGCTAAGTACATCGTGCCGATTCCAGAGGTCAAGGTCATTTGAAGACGTGCTTTGTGTCTAGGCTTGGCGGCGCCGGCGACATCCTCCACGCCTCCCATCTCCCCCGCCTGATTAAAGAGTTCTACAAGGTAGATCACATCACTTGGGAGACCAACTATCACGGCATGCACATCCTGACGGACAATCCCTATATTGATGATTTGCAGATGGTTGATGTCAATAAGATGACGTTCAACCGCATGACTAAGAATCTTGAGTGGGCTGAGTATCAATATGACATGGTGTTCAATTTCGTCTATACCATAGAACGCGCCTACTGTTGTAATGAGAACGACTGGAGGTATTACACAGCACAGAGTTGGCGCAGAGAGAATCTCGGCAAGATGTCGTACTACGATGTGATGACTAGGGCGGCGGGTCTCCCCGACAGCTACTTCGGCACAAGGGGCCAGCTTTATTACAAGTTGGAGGAGCATGATCTTGCGAGCCAATGGGCTGATGAGAAGAGGAAGAAGTATTCGCATGTGCTGATGGTGAATTTATCTGGGTCGACGCTTCACAAGAAGTTTGTTCAGGCTGAGGAGGTGTGCAGGCGCATTCTTTTCGAGTACCCGAACTGCCTTATGATCCTAACGGGGGACCCTTACTGCAAAGATCAGGTTTTTGAGCATGAGAGAGTGATGAGCTATGTGGGGAGTGAGGTTAATGGGTTTCGATCGGTGGCGCTTAAGTGTAAGTATGTGGATTTGACCCTATCGCTTGAGTCTGGCCTTCCACTAGTTGCCCATTCATGGGACGCACCGTGCTTGCAACTTCTCACGGCGGCCTCGCCCGAGAATCACTGTAAGTATGCGAAGAATGCGTATTGGTTGCAGTCGCCTGTTCCATGCGCACCGTGTCACAAGAATCCAAGAGAGTATTTCGGTTGTCCAAGGAAGCTGGACTATCCGGCCTGCGTGTTCTTCGATGTGGATGAGGTGGTCGGCAAGGTTAAGGAGATACTGAGGTGAGTGTGGCTGAGAAATTGCCCCCCGTCCATCCCCATTTTATGCAGGATTGCCCGATGTGCTCAAGGCCCAACCGCATGGTCGTCAAAGGCGTGTACCTAAAGGATAACAAGGCCGAACTTTACCCCGACATAGGGTATTCGTTTTGTAACTGTGCGGACATCTTCTACACAAGACCAGAGAATGTTTATGAGCCTTACGTCCTGATACCTGATGGAAAAGATGTCGAGATACTTCAGCCCGATCCATTCTTCTGTGAGTGGGCCAATAATCCGTATCTTTGGACGCATTGGAATCCTAGAAGGTACGAGGTTCTTTGGGATATGCACTCGCTAGTAGAGCACCTTCCGGGTTTTGGGTTTGAGGTTTTGTCTTATAAACGGGTTTTTGATGTTGGTTCTTCACACCCACAGCACTTCAAAATAATGGCGAGGCGTAAATGAATGATGTGTGCGTCGTAATTCCCATGTTCGGCCACCATGAGATGACCCAGTTTTGCGTGAATGCGACGGATACCAGAGCAGGCATGGAGGTGGATATTCTTGTGGTTGATGATGGGTCGGACACTCCGTTTATCGG